CCTTAACGGAGAGGGCCCACCCACGCGCTTAAAGCGCAACTAGCTGTGTAGCTAGTGTCCGAGACGAAAGGAGCACTATGTTTATCAAGACTGGAAATATAACATCCAAGTCTAGATCTAGCCCCGTATCGATAGTTTTGCCCGTTTCGAAAACCGTAAGGCGTTCGGACGGTGCCATACTAGCGACTTTTGGTGGGGGTCCTTTTCAGACCCAAACCGACACGGAGTCTATATCGTACACTGGAAGGCCGAAGAACCAACGTTCTTTAGCCAACTATTGTGTACATAAACATAGCAAGCTGAATATACTGTATACTGGGACCATAATGATCCCTAGTCATACAGCGGCGAGCCCCACTAATGATATTCATTACAATGGGTACCCCGTCCATTCAGCAACTGCTCACGGGCTTGCTGTGTCAGCCGCCAACACTGCGTTTGGAGTTCCCTTAGGGACCTCCTTACTTGGTGCCAATGGTTTGACATACATTAACGACGGTTTTAGTCGTATGCGTCCAGATCTGACAGAGTTAAGTGTGCCCAATTTCATACTTGAGATTGGTCAAATTAAGTCTCTGTTTAAGCTCTGGTCGGCCCGGCGTCCCGTTCTTCAAAATGTAGCTAATGCTCATCTCAACCTTAACTTTGGATGGTTGCCTACTATTGGCGACATCGGAGCTATGGTTGGGTCGATCAAAGGTCTACATCAGAAGATCAAGGATTGGAACAACTCTCTTGGTAAACTTGTTTCCAAGAGGTGTCTCATCCTTTCGGATACTATCAACAAGAGTGGCTCACTCGCATCTACTCCGTTTTCCACTGGTACTACTGTGTGGAATGCAAGTTTGACGCGAAGGGTCACCGCCCATGTCATGTACCGTCCTTGCCCTATTAAAGCAATGACGGATACTGAGAGGCTGTTGAGGGGTCTCCTCGACTCCCTTGGGTTTGAGTTGAATCCAAGTATACTATGGAATGCCATTCCTTTTAGCTTCGTTGTTGATTGGTTTATCAACATCGGTGGCTATCTGGAAGGCCTCAAGTTAGATACTTTGGAACTGCCTATCAAACTGGAAACTAGTTATCTCCAGTATGAGCAGCTTGCTTCGTATGGGTCGTATGTTAAGGATGCAGGTGATGCCATCCAACAATCGGCCACATACCCTGGGGCGACATCCTCTGAGAAGCTTTTTCATAGGATGTTAATTACACCAAGAACGGAGGACTTCCTCGCTCTTGGTTGGAGACTCCCCAACCTAAAGCAATGGACCCTTGGTCTCGCTTTAGGACTAACTAGGTCGAAGTAAGACTCTAGTGACACTTTCGAGTGTAAACCCGGCCCACTTTTTGGCCATAACATCCCCCTCGTGGGGAGGAGCATGCTATGTCTCTTGGAACAAGTCTCACCCTTTCGAAGGACTCGGCGACCGACGTTGACACGAACACCTCTGTGTTCGATCTTCGTGCGGCCGACCTAGCCAAATCAGAATACTCTGTCGCCGGATTAACTTTTCCGTCGGAGCGTAAACTGACGGTATCACACGATACCGGAAAGGGCGGTGAACAACGGCATCTCGTACGTATCGACGACACTGTCGTCGATGCGAACTTGGTTCCGGCCACGATGTCTGTATATATAGTCATCGTGCGTCCACCCAGCACAGCGGTCACTAACACATTACTCATTGAGAATGTGAACCGTCTCGTCGACTTCCTTGTGGAAGGCGGCTCCAACGGTAACGTGACGAAGGTCCTGAACTCTGAAGTTTAGGGACACGCAAGCATATGGGTGAAAATCCATTGCCATTGTAGTCCTTGATCATCGGTTCTGGACTGCATAACGATAGCGCCTCTGGCTTTCTTATGAGAGACTGTCAGTGAGCTTGTAACTAGGAGTCGTCATGGCTATGCTCTTCGGAGGTATGTCAGTGGATTACACTGGTAACCTGAAAAGCCTTTTCCCATACATATGGGAAAACCTGGCGACAAACCTGCGCTACCGGGAATACGTTGATAAGGAAGATGTAAAAACCTTCCACCAACGTGTCCGGAACGAGGGTCTGCCGTTTTTGACGACGAGTCTTCCTTCTTTAGGGAAGTCGCTCGATAGGTACCATTCTACTGCTGAATGGATCACTCCTCCAGATTTCGCATCTGGGGAAGATGGCTTTCCGATTTTTCTTGGAAAGTGCCTAGTTCGTTGTTTTAACGGCGATCCGGTAGCTGTAGACTGTTATCGTCAACTGACGCTAATGTTCTACAAACTGGAGGTCGACTATTCTCAGGACGTTGTTGACAGCTTCCTGGCCAATTTTAAAACAATTGACCGTGAGCTGCCTACTTCCTTTAGTGAGTCGGATCCTACGATTCGTCTCGCTCGGCTATATATCTCGAGGGTACTATGTAATAGTGATCCTCTCGATATTCGGCCGTGTCATGGCACCGGTGCAACCGCGTGTCGTACGAAGAATTATGAAAAGTGGCACAAGCTTCGCTATTACGCGAAACTTGATGCTATATTTTCATATCCTGAGTACTTCTTCTTCAATCCGACCCATCTTGTTGATGAGATGGGAAAGATCGAAGAGGCGGTAGAGTCTCTACCCAGAGCACGAGTTTGTCTCGTGCCGAAGGATAGTAGGGGCCCAAGGATAATTTCGTGTGAGCCCGCTGAACTTTTGTACATTCAGCAAGGGCTCATGCGGAAATTATATTCTGAGCTCCAGACCAACATTCTCACCAAGTCCTACGTTAATTTCGAGGACCAGGAGATAAATCGATTTATGGCTCAATATGCATCCAGAAATGGAGCATTTGCCACTCTCGATTTGTCCGATGCTAGTGACCGTGTATCCTTGGCCCTAGTTAGGAGTTTATTTCCTCCTCGCTGGGTTGAGGCCCTCGAAGCTTGTCGCTCCGAGGAAACGGAACTACCGTCTGGAGAGATTGTGAAGTTGAACAAGTTTGCCCCTATGGGCAGCTCTGTTTGCTTCCCCGTTGAGGCCATGGTCTTTTGGGCCATAAGCCTTGCTACTATCAAACAAAAGCATCCGGGTTGCGAACCGGAAGTTTTTGTTTACGGCGACGACATTATAGTGGACGCAAATTTAGCGTCCTCCGTAATGGATGGGCTTGAATCGGTTGGGTTGAAAGTCAACCGTGACAAGTCCTATGCGACGGGTTTCTTTCGTGAGTCTTGCGGTGGTGATTTCTACAAAGGTGTAGATGTCACTCCAGTGAGAATCAGGAAATTCATCGCCTCGTCAGGTAGCTCTGCTGTCACCGACGCGGATTTGTGCAATAATTTTATTGACAAATTCGGCCTTGGAGATGTCATAAAGCTTGTCAATAGTATTGATCAGGCTCACGGCATCCCTTTGCCTAGGACATCTTTACAGCTTCCAGGCTGTATAAGATCTGGTCCGAGTGTTGGTAATGATGTCTTTTATCGTAGGAGATGGAACTTTAATCTCCAAAGATATGAGCATCGAGTCCCGCAGCCGTTTACGAGGGTATTAGCCCGTCGTGAAGCCGCATGGAGCGAACTCTTGAGAAAAGAGCTAACTCGGGACGTTCAGATAGCACCGCTCGGGAAATATGGATCTTCAATTCGAAAAATCGAAAGATCCTTAGACCCGGGGTACTACGCAGATGTCCATTCTGCCCGTATGAAATGGACTTGGACGTGGCTAGGTTAGCCACGTCTGCCAGACTTGGGCTTTTTCAAAACACAATCTTAGACATTGGAGTTAAAGTGTGTATAACCTTTAACTCGAATGCCTCCTCTTTCGAGGTTTAGAGAGAGTGTTCATGTGCTGCCTCTCGGCAGTGCATGCGCCCATTTCCAGCGCTGACAGGGAACTCTCACGAGTGTGAGCTCGGTGAGTAATTGCGG